GCCCGCTCGGCGTGCGCTCGAATCTCGTCCTGCAATTTCTGGTTGATACGCATGGTTACCTCGAACTGACAATGATGCTTGCGCCCAGCGATCCACCAAACCGCCTGGTGTTTCCACGCAGCTTGCAACTGCTCCAGCGGCCCGGGCACCGATCCTCGGAAGGGTTGTCCGTGGGCTGGTTCTTCTTGTCGAACATCGCCGTTCCCGTATAGGCACAAGCCTCCTGCCTATACCCGCCACGGCAGGCCCACCGGCACAACTTGGTGATCTGCTGGGATGGCAACATCTGGCCTTCCATGTCCGTGGGACTGGAAAGCGAGAACGTCACGGATATCCCGGGGAGCGCTTCGGTCTTCTGCTCGATAAACCAAAGGTTCGTTTTGGCCTGGTTGCTGGCTTCAGGGTTTCCCTCGGGGAAGTTGGCTGCATCCAGGAAGTGGCGGAACGTTTCAATGACCTTGACCCGGGCGCCGGCCAGGTCGCGGAACTGGAAGCACAGGGCGGTGATCGCCCCTCGCACGCCGCCGAGCTCATCATCGACCTGCAGCGTGGGGGTGGCTGGTCGGCCATCCCCACGTATATCAAAACCCTTTGAGTCAATCTGGAGCGGCGAGTAAAGCTGGCCCTGCCAGATGATGTCACCCTCATGGGCATGGCCGTGGAATCGCCAAATCGTGGCACCCAGGCGCGTGGCGTCCAGCTCGTAGAGCCTGATCTGGTTACCGGGCTCGAGCTTTTGAATATCGGTGTTGTAATTCATAGGGCCCCAGAAACAAGAAACCCCGCACAAGGCGGGGTCTGGTGAGGGTTAGGGTCGGGGGTTGAACACTTGCTTGACGGTGAAGGTGACGGTGTAGATCTCCATGCCAAGGGCCTTTTTCTTGTAGCCATTGGCGCGGTACCAGCCTTCTGGCTCCCCGGGCGGTGCATACCTGAAAGCCTTGTAACCTTCGTGCCGGTCCAGGAACGCCAGAAGCTCAGGCAATTCCTCTCCCGGCAGATTCTCTCCGGTATGCACCAGGTTCCATACCTGACTCTTGGTGTTGATCCCAACTCCACCAGCCTGAACCATCCCATCACCAAACTCGTTTTCCCAGGTGCGCTGGCTGACATCACCATCGGCGCCGACTTCAACATCAAAATCAAAGGTCTCAGCAGTCATCGCTTCCACAGCAATCCCCCCTGCCCCATCTCGCGCTGCAAAAAGCCCCTGAATTGCGTTTCCTGCCCTGCACCGATCATCTCACCCTGGCGACGCGCGTCCTGGTCGCTCATACCCGGCTGGGCCTGAACCGTGACCTGAGGGCTGTACACAATCTGCGTAGGCCCGCCCGGCGCCGAACCGCCACCGCCTGATCCGATCATTCCTGGCCGGCCATCGCTCATCGCCTCCAGCACTCCCGCGCCGATCTGCGCTTGTGGTTGAGCGGTGTTCAGCCCGCTGTCGATTCTGGACAGCATGGCATCGAGCTTCGCGCTGGTTTGAGCGGTTGTTACCCGCTCGCCCCTTTGCAGAAACCAGCTGCCATCTTCAGGAACCGAGTCGATACCGTCGTGCGCCATACCTGCCAGCGCGGTCATGCCCACGGCAGAAGCCAGGGGAGCAGTAACAGACATTGCTGTTGCCATAGCCGCCGGCGCTGCTGCCGGGCCTATGATCGGGATCGCCGCCGTAGATGCGTACGCATTGAGGCCCGCGGTCAAGGACATAGCCTGAGCGTTTGCCCCCAGTGTGCCGGCGGCGCTTGCCTGAGTGGTCTTGCCCACCAGCATCTGAATGCCCTGGTAGATCAGCCACTGAGCCGCCATATCACCCAGCGCCTTCAACATCGATTTGGCGAAGTTGCCGACCATATCGCCTAGCGCGTCACCAGCATCCTCTGCACCGCTGGCCACGTCCGAGAAGAGAGTGCCCAGCCCGCCAGTGGCCTCGCTAAGTGCCGTGTTGGTGATGTCCGCAGCCTGGGCCGAGTAGTCACGGGCGGCATCGGCATAGTTCGCCCATGCCTCGTTTACGCCATTCATCCAGTTCGTTTGCTGCTCGTCCGTTGCAGCGTAGAAGTCCTGCTGGTGCTGCAAGCGCTTGTCGTACTCAATTTTGAGGACTGCTGTTTCCTTGGCGTAAAGTGAGTCCGTGATCTGGTCGGTATTGTGCAACTCCTCAAGGTTGGCCACATCAGCTGCATATTTTTGGCGCAAAGCCAGATCAGCACGCATCCGGTCGCGGGCCTTGTCACCCATTCCGACGCCAGCCAACTCCTGGTCGAAGCCGTCCTTGGAGGTCTGGGTGGTCAGTGCCTGAGCGTTCCTGAACGCTGTCAGCTTGAGGGCCTCCTCATTGGCCTTCTGGATCTCTTTGAGCTTGTCCAGCTCAGCAGCCAGCCCCAGGAGTTCTTTCTTGCGTGCCTCGCTCAGGTTGCCGAGCTTTCCTTCCTGAAGCTCGAAGGACAGCTTCATAACCTCGGTGGCATCTTTCTGCTTGTCGCCCGTGGTGTTGATCAGCTCGATCTGACGCTTGTAGCCTTCCTCGGCGGTTTCAAACGACTTGAGTTGCTGCTTGGCGGCAGACTCACCCTCAGATGCACCTTTCCGCTTAGCCTTGTTGGCCTGGTCAGTGGACTTCTTTTGAGCCTCGATCGCATTCGCTGCCGACAAGATCGCAAGGCGGTCCGTTTCAGTGAGCTCTGCATGCTCAGCGATGTAGCGATTGGCGATCTTGATCGCGTCGCCGCTGTCCTGCAGGCCGGCCAGCTGCTTCTGCAGAGAGTCCAGGTACGTCTGCCCGGCCGTACTCATGCCGGCCTTGGCAGCGTTGTTCGCATGAGTGGACGAGGTGTTTTGGTCGGTGACGCCAGTGAGCACGCGCAACGTTTCGGCGATCAGGCCGGTGCGCTGGTCGGCGTCGCTGACGGCGCCGGCCTGGGTGATCCATTGCTGAATCGTTGCGGCCGGCAGTTGCAGACGAGTTGCGACCTCCTGAAGCACAGGTGATAACCCCTGCCCAGAGGCTCGCGCCTCGTTTAAGCGATCGATCAGCCCCTGATACTCCGCCAGCTGCCGGTTGTACTGGCCGTTGGAATCACGAGCCGGTGCGGTCACTACGGCAGAGCGAATCGACTTAGCCAGGTCGCCATAGGCATCCCGAACCTTATCAGTGGCATTGACCTGTTCCTGCTGCCACTTGACCAGCGACGCTTCGCGCTGGTCCTTGTTGAGCTTTGCGAACTCCTCGCGCAACTGGGAAACCGGCTTCTGCAGTTCATCTATGCTGACCCCGGCCTTGTCGGCACCGGAGCCCATTGCAAGGAAGGCCGTTGCAGTCAGGCCCAGGGTCACCGCCAACCCCACGGGGCCGCCCAGCAAACCGAGCAGCCCTCGCATGGAGCCGATCTTGGCTGCCTTATCAAGCCGCTCCTGAGCGGCGGTCAGAGCATCAGTGGCAACCCTGGCAGCTACCTGTTTCGGGATGAGCTCTGACTGCACAAGCGACAAGCGAGCCATGCCGACCGATGCGGCCACCGCGGCCTCAGCACCAGCCAGCAGGGAACGAGCATAGATTGCCTGGGATTCGGCAGCGGCCACTGCCGCCCTTGCCGAAGCTATCGCAGCCCCTCGCTGGGCAAGCATGCCCCGCGTGCTATCGATGAGCGCTAGGCTGCTCTTGATCATCGACCCAGCAAACGCACCAAAGGCGCCAGCAGCGACAACGATAAGCGTCGGCTCCAAATGTTTCGCAAGAAGCCCAAGCCCTTGCGCGAGGATGCCTGTCGCGCTTGTGGTTTCATTTGCGCGACCAACCAGATCTTGGAATGCGTTACCAATATTGTTCAGTGCGTCAGCAACAGACGTTGACATATCGACCGCTGCTTTACGATTCACAACAACCGTGTCGAGCAGGCCCTTGTTAATATCGGCAAGAGCCAACTTACCAGATGCGCCAAGAGCTCTAATTTCCTTTTCTGCCAGGCCTGTCGCCGCGGCGATAGCCTTAACCACTGTGGGCATGGCGGTCTGAATTGCCACCCACGAATCTGCATCGACTTTTCCGGTCTGCAAAGACTTTGAGTAGGCGGCAAGCGCGCCGGCGGCCTTGTCAGCGCTCGCAGCGTTCGTCACCAGAAGAAAAGAAAAGGAATCTGTTATATCAAGAGTTTCTTGCGTGTTGAAACCAAGGTCTTTCATCACATCCGCAGTTCGAATGTAAAGCTCCTGAGCTTCATGCAGAGGCCGATAAGTTTCTTGGGCGGTTTGCAGAAGGTGTTGCTGGACTTCCTGATATTCCTGGGAGGACCCCGTAGCCATCCGTAGACGGTCAGCCATCTGACCGTATTCATCGGCTTGCTTAATAATCGTGCCAACAAGGCCGGCGCCGGCCAAGGCCGCGAACGCACCTTTTATCAAAACGCCCGCCTGCTGGGCTGCCTGGCCGGTTCTGTCGAAAGCCTTGTCCACGCTGAGGAGATTGCGATTAATCCCGGCAGACGAGCGATCGACTACTCGGTCAGCATTCGCCATCTCAAGGCGCAACTGGGCGGTCGTTGCCTCGATGCGGACGAGCATCCCTTGTACGTCGGTGTCAGCCATGATCACTCCAAAAAAAAGCCCGGCACTAGGCCGGGCTTTAAAAGTCCCAAATGATAGAAATTATTCAATCCGACTTTATAACCACTTCTCCCTTCCAGTCGGTATCGAATATACAGGCTGCACGCCAATCCGATTTTAATCCCGTCGCGCTTGTCTCTTGAAAGCCAAGCAGAAGACGGACATTGCCGTTCGGCGCCAGATGATAATTGGAGTCTAATACTTCACGAAAACTCAATAACTGCTTATTCGGATAATGATTGGTTACTAAAACCTTGCACCTTTCAATAGCGTCTAATTTTCCGATTGCTTTTTCGGAGTTTGCCCGAACAGTTCCGCCGCTAGAGATATCATTGCTAGTTATTTCGTACCGCTCGCCAGATTCACAATCAACCATAAATCGAAGATTATCTAACGAGCTCTCTCTTCGCATAAAAAGTACGCTAACAACGTGCGCGCATTTCTTAGTCGCGAGCATAGCCGCCTGGTTCTTCTCCTGATTCACTCTTGGAATAAGATCCTTATATTTCCCATAGGTTGAATCAGACTTATCACTACCAATTATTATAGAATTATCTTGATAGTCTTCCATAATCCAGTCATCAATTACTCCTACTGCCTGAGAAGTAGCAGTCTTGGGAGCCTCTTCGCCACCACCACAGCCTGACAAAATCAACAGTGCAGCCGCATATATCCACTCACGCATAAATCTCTCCCTTTAAAGTGGAGAGAATAATGCCTGATCGTGGAGCCGCATCAAAATCATGCCGCCTGCCTGCCCGTCAGTGCCTGCCTCAGCTTATCGGCCACAGTCGAAGCGGATGGCTTGCCTGCCTTGGGCTTGGCCTTACCGCCGCCAAATGGGTTCGTCATCTGTGCCCACTCGATCTTAGCGTCCATGGCCAGGAACAGTTCAGGCATTGGCGTGCGCCACGCCAGATCGGGAGGCCAGCCCAGCCACCCCGTGGCCACCGCGTAGAGCCGGTCAACATAGCTGCCGTCTTCTACGGCACTTACGCCGCCGGCCTGGCCTTTCCCGTGTTCGGGCCTTTCGGGTTGTACAGCGCCACCAGGTAAGCATTCAGCTGTACTGAAACCTCCAGCACACCAGCCTGCCAAACCTGTTCGGCAATAGCCTCTGCAGCCTTGCCTTTCAAGCCTGCGCCGCCGGCGATGATCACCGCGCAACCGTCGATGCTCAGGGCGTTGATTGCCTGGGAGGCGCCGCGCAGCCCGCCGAAGTGAGCCTCAATCGCCCGAACCGCCCCAAGCGTAGGCTGGAGCGTGTACGTCTCGTCATCGAGCTTGATGTCGACGGTACCGTGAAGAGTCTTGCTCATGTTTCGAATCCTTGGGGTTCGGGGCCGAAGCCCCTAGGGTTAAGGGGTAACCGGTACCGGGAGGATTTCCAGGATGTCGGAGTTAATGGCGATGGTGACGTTGCGGCGAACCACGTTGTCAGCGGCGCCAGGGGCGACCGTGTTGTTCATCACCTTGCCGCGCTGGTAGAACGTGGTCGGCAAAATCGCCGGGGTTGCATCGGGGTCGCCATCGTTCAGGGTGATCTTGATGTTGTAGTCGCCCTTGCTGCGATCCTTGTGAGCGATCTTCAGCTTGGCCTGGCCCAGGTCACCGATGTCGAGGCCGACAACCAGAGTCAGGTCACCTGCATCGGCGGTGCCCTTATACTTGCGCACGCGGCCATTGCGCAGCGACGTGAAGGTCACAGAGCTGAACGTATCGCCGAACTCGCCCAGGTCTTCCACTTCGCCGATATCGACATAGGTGTCAGCCTTATAGAGCGCTTCGGTGTCCGCGCCGTTCTTGCTGCCGATGCCGATCCGGCAGCCGGCGGCTGTGTTGAGGTTGTCTTCGGCCATGGGGGTTCCTCCAAGGGCACATTGGATAAAGCCGCAGGGCGGCCGGGGTGTTGGATTTAGTGGGTGGTGATAACGCGGACCGTGACCGATCCCTGGTACGTGGCGCCGTCAGCATCGCGCTGGGCGTCGGCCTGATCGACCCTGACCGATACGGCCCGGCCAACAGTTAACGGTAAGCGGCGCTCATCCAGAGCCGCCACAACCTCACCGAGGATCTGCTTCACCTCGGCCTGGCCGTGGGCGTCCGACCACACAGAAAGGTAGATCAGGCGCTGCTGACGCTTCCTGCCGGCGATGGGCGAGATGTTGGTGCTGATCTCCCGGTCAAACGATACATACGGCATATCGGTGTCCATGGGCGCGCCATCGAAGACCGGACACGACACTTCGGCCTCCAGCCGAGCGAACATTGCTTCCTGTAATGCAACAGATGGATCAGGCATCGCTTGCTCCCATGCTGGCCTTGCGCAAGGTGCTGGCCACTGCAGCGCGGATGCTGGCCAGGACAAACTCCCGATTCACGTCCTTTGAAGGGCGCAACCAGGGGTGAGCCGGCCGGGCCGGGATATCCGGGTATTTGCCGTAGAACGTTGCCCCGTCGGATTTGTTCTTCGTGTCCCTGACCCGGATCGCATTGCGGCGCCCTGAAAGCTTGGACTTGTCCCTGTTGTTGGTGTGCTGCCCGCCTACCGCGTTCCGGTCTCCGCGCCGGTAAAGCGTGCCGCTGTAGCCCTTCGTTCCGTACTCGAGGAAACGCAGGTAGAAATACCGCATGTACATGCGCTTTCCGCGTAACCCGATTTCAGCATTGAGGCCGCTTTTCGAGACAAATACGCTAAGAGCCGCAGCGCCAGCACCAGTGTCATGAGGGATCAACTTCCGCTGGGTGGCCAGGATCTGGTGAGCAGCCTCAAGCATGACCGGCCTCAGCTCGTTATCCATCGTTGCGTGGATGTTGCGCAACGTTTTACGAAGCTTGAAGTCGCCGGACATGCGGGAGCGACGGGCAGCCATGGCCTACTCCTTGGCTCTGGCCGGCTTTTCAGTTGCGGGCGTTGCTTCGGGTACAGGCTCCACCAGGCCGCGCGCGACAAGATCGGCGCCGAGTTTGGCGTCGACCGTAAACTCGTCACCCTTCTCCCGGTCGCCAGTGGCGCCGGACAGGGTTCCCAGGGCAATTACTTTCATGATCCACCTCTATGGGTTGGGTACGTTGGAACACGGCAGCCGCAGCATGGTGTTCTCGTTGTCGATCAGCGCAGCGCCGATCAGGTAGGTGGTGGTGATTCCTTTTGCCGTATGCACCAGGCGATTGCCGGCCACCGCGTCAGCCCTGGGGCGGATGCGGATCTCGGCGATGATTACCGCCGTAAGCCTTTCAGCAACAGGGGCAATGCGGCCTGTAGGCATAGTGATCTCAGCCCACAGCTTGCCGACTTCGACCCAGGCGACATCGGATCCGCCTGATTTGCTCTTGGTCAGCACCGGCTTGAACATCGTGCAGCGGTGACGCATTGGGCCCGCTCTCATATATTCACCCAGCGATGAGGCTTCCAAAGCGCATTGGTCGCCATTGGCAACTCAGCAGTGATCGTTCCAATCACCACAGTCTCGCGACTGCTGTACCAATGACCGATCAGCAACAGCGCTCCCTGCTGGATCGACTTGCTCATCCGTAGCGCGTTGCCGACTGGATCAGGCAAAGCCGACTCTGGGGCGATAAGCGTGCGATTGGTCCAGGTCTCAAACGCGCTGAGGGCTGCATCCCTGTAGCCCTCAATCAGCGCATCCTCGTCGTCATGGTCGACCCGTAAGTGAACCTTGACGATGGAAAGATCAATCACCCGCTGGCACCAGGGCCTGAAGCTCTGGCTTCTTCAGCGCCGGATCGAAGTCGATACCCTTGGTGGCAAGCCACTCCTTCAGCTTTGGCACCGTCATTTTGAGCGGGTCGGTTTCGGTATCCGCGATTTTCTGAGCCTCGATAGCCGCGTCAATTTCTTCCTGAGAACTGCGCGACGCGTATCCTTCGGGTGGATAGTTGACGGCCTGATAGCCAGCCTCGACAAACTCGGCAATGGTCGGACCATCCAGTTTCAAACCATTGGCGTCCAGTTGGTTGAGGTAGGACGCCACGCCCAAGTGCTCAACCGCCACCAGCGCGCAGCGGTCAGAAACATCCTGCTCGCCTACAGGAACCTCAATCACATGGTTGCCATCCACTGCGAAAGGGAACGGTTTTTTCACTAAAATAATCGGCATAAATACTCCAGGAGGCTGGGCGCCCGAAGGCGCCCGCCCAGTCAGGCAGCAGCGCTGAGGGTGAGGATCTTCACGGCCTGGGAGTCAACCAGCATGCCGCCGACGCGTTTGGTGGTGTAGAAGCCAACGAACGGCTTATTGGTGTACGGGTCACGCAGCACGCGGGTACCGATGCGGTCCACAACGGTGTAGGCGCGCTTGAAGTCGCCGAATGCGATGGCGTTGGCGTCAGCCGCAACATCTGGCATGTCTTCGTTTTCGGTGATGCCGTAACCCAGCAGGACCGAAGGTGCGCCTGCTTCCAGGCCTGGGCGCCACAGGTAGTTGCCCTCGCTGTCCTTCAGCTTGCGAACGTAGGCAACGGTCAGGTTGCCCATCATCCAGGTGCCGTTGGCACGGTA